TACTCTGGGTCAGAAAGATCCTGTGTCGGAATACAATCGTGAACTGTGGAACAGCGGTAGCGAGAACGATAAAGAAACTGTGCGTAAGCAGAAGCGCAAACTGAACTACTATAGCAATATCTACGTTGTGAAGGATCCTGCTAATCCTCAGAACGAAGGTAAAGTGTTCCTGTTCAAGTTCGGTAAGAAGATCTTCGACAAGATTCTGAATGCTATGCAACCAGAATTCGAAGATGAAGAGCCTATCAATCCCTTTGATTTCTGGGGTGGTGCTAACTTCCGTCTGAAGATTCGTAAGGTTGAAGGTTATTGGAACTATGATAAGTCTGAGTTTGACTCTGCTGCTCCTTTGATGGATGATGACGATGCTCTGGAAACTCTTTGGAAGAAAGAGTATTCCCTGTCAGCAATCGTTGCTCCCGATCAGTTCAAGTCCTATGAGGATCTTGAAAAGCGTCTGAAGTATGTGCTGGGTCAAAAGAATCCTGCTCGTGCTGTCGTTGAGCAAGAAGACGAGTATGAATCCTATGTTCAAACTCCTTCGAAAGAAGATAAAGTGATGGAAGAACTGGAAGCATCCTATCAGAAGAGCAAATCTTCTCCTTCTCTTCCCAATCTGTCAGTCTCTGACGATGAGGATGAAGATGATGCGATGAAGTATTTCCAGAAACTGGTTGACGAGTGATTACTCAAATAATCTGATATTATCACCCTTCTTCAAGGTGGAGTTCACATACTGATCTCCACCTTTTTTGTATGGCATAATATTGTCGAGATCATTGAATAGTACATTCAGATATCGTGGTTTAAGTAAGAAAATATTTCTTTTATCTTCTTGAATACGATTCTCATATTCGTAGTTGGTTATGGGTTGGCCAACATTGGATTTAGTAACTTCCGCTTGGAGACCATAATCAAAATAGGTGACAGAATAACCAGCGGGAACTTCAAGTCCTTTGGGAATGATTGTAATACCTTGTGTTGTAAGAATTGCCTCCGCTTCATAATGATGAATGCCGCTATATAAGGTGCTTTCGTCACCATACTTTTCCATCAAATATTTGTCAAAGGTATATTGAGTCATTGGCCATTCTGTTTGAATATTCAGAATATTATTTGAGAGCAGAACTACCCAGTCTAAAGTGGACTCTTTATAAAACTTGTATGCAACGTTGTCGGGTCTTTCATCACCATTGATTTGATATTTGGTAAAGAATGACAAATCTCCAAAGATGTCCTCACGAATCTTTCCTCTTTTAAAAAGATTTTTTACATTATCGTAGTTCGAGATGTATTTCTCGTCTTTGTTACGACTAATGTATTCGAAGTTTGGAACTTGTCTAAAGTAAGGTTTTGACATTTTAGTATCCGATTATTGATGGTTTGCTTCCTGGTTCACCATAATCTTCATTGAAGATTGGCTCAAGTTCATTAAACTGAAGAGTTAATCCATATTGAGTCATGGTTGCTTCGGGATCAGCAAAGGTCGCATAAGAACCATCTGGAGTATAATCAACGCCGCATTGAGTCAATGAACAAATTTTGATGCTATTGATTGACGTATGTTCCTTATTGCCAGCATTTCCATTTCTGTAGATAATCTTAAAAACATTTGGTGCTTTTAGAAATAAACCTTCTGCTCCAGCGGAACTTTTTCTAACTGCCATTCCCTGCTTGAAAAATCGAATGATACCTTTGACTTGTTTTGCCTCCTCATCGCTTCTTGGTGATAATCTAAAATTAAAGTTAAATGGTCTTAATTGTGGACCATTGAACAGAAGTTCTAAATTTGGATTCACAACAGCTCCAGAGAATCTTGAGAAAATGTTGAGACCAACTGCCTTGCCTGCAGCCCATTGTTGCAAATATTTTAGCACTGCATCGTTACCGGCAAACTGGGTTTTAAGTGCAGAAAAATCTGCTTCTTTCATTGTTCCAGTTATTGTACCTAAAGATGTTTGGGCGCCTAATAATTGTAGTGGGTTAATATCACCATTTTGCCAATCAACAGTGTTAATATCTGAAATTGTTGGTTGAATTGGTAGAAAAACTCGTCCTAAAATTTTTAATGTACCATTTGGATTTGTACCAAACTGACGATCCTCTAAACCAAAACTTGTTGTTCGGATTGCATTTCCTTTAAGACCGCCATATTCAATCATCTGAAATTCAATGAAGTCCTGTTTATTTTGCGACAAACCAGTTGGATATACCCAATTTTTATAACTTCCTTCTTTTTGTTCAGTTCCTGCAATAGATGTTCGAATGGGAGCTCCGCCATCTGCCGGGTCAGTTGGTTTTGGTGCTCCTTGTAAAGGGTCGCTAGAACCTTGACTTGATACATTATTTGCCTTTGGCATACCAGCAAATAATTGTTGTCTTTGTGTAGCAGTGTAATTTTTGTTGACAAATGCAGCTCTCTGATTATTTGCTTGTGGTCCTAATTGGTTTAATAAAAAATTTTTATCTGTTTCAGATAAATTTAAATATGTTGATGTATAAGAATCAACGATTGTTTGAATATATGTTGGATTTCCACCTACCACTGCAGGATCAGATTGGAGTATTGGTGTTTTTTGTCCAATATTCGTAATATCATACGTTATTGATGCACCAGTTCTTTTATTTACATCAGTTTGATACCTCCTTATAATTCCTGGTAAAGGAGACATTTGGTATTGTAAAGTTTGAATGGGATCTGCCATTAGATGGTTTTTACCTATTTAGTGATGATTTTGGCATAAGGCAATGAACGAAGATACTCAATCTCATTATTTCGAATTACATGCATCTTTCCTGCGACTTCCTGCCAGGTATATTGTCTTGCCATTTCCCAATGAAAGTTAATTCCTTTGAATCCCCATCGTTCTACAGCAGTTACTGCAACCAAAGGATGCTCATCGTATGTAATTTCTTTTGTTTTTGGTATGTATATAAAGGTATAATATTTGCCAACGTCAGGAATAAATTCAGATTCTGTAAAAACTTCAAGAATATTCATCATAATAAGTTCTGCATCTTCAGAACCATCTAGTTTTCTTTTTAATTTTTCGACTCTTGAAGATGCCATTACTTGATTCCGAGTTCGTCTTCTGTGATGATCTTGAACTCAATCATATGATCCTTACAAAACTCTTCTGCAGCCTTCCACTTTGCTTCATTGGTTGCATAAGTATAAATTTCATTAATATATGACTTAGTTGCTCTTGCCTGTGGTTTAGGTGGGCGAGTTTGTTTTTTGGGTTTAATTTCTATAATATATTTTTTAATTTGTCCATTATTTTCTTTGACTTTGATGATAAAATCTGGAAAATAAGTTCTAACTTTTTTTCTCACAGGATCATAATATTTGATACGAATTTCTTCGGATCCCCATGCTATAATATTCTCATTCAAATCACACCAGCGACAAAACACCCGTTCCCAACTACTCCTGCAAACAATATTGTTTGGATCACCTTGGTACTTATTGGGATATGATGGTTGATAGCGACTCTTAATACTTTCTGCCATTACCCATATACATAATATATAAGTAAATCTATTTATAGATGCCAGTACAACCTACAAAGGTAACCGTAAGTCAATTAAAGGCTAAACTACTTCGTCCTGCTCTAACTTCACATTTTCTTTGTGAATTTGGAATACCTGGAGGATTTGAAGGAAAACTTGGAATTACTTTAGATGATTGGTTAAAGCAAAAACAATCTGCCGGGTTAGCTGGGATAAGTTATAATTCAGTAAACGAAACTTTGCAGTTGTCTTGTTCTGAAGCATCTTTACCTGGGTCTTCATTACTCACAAATGAAATCAATAATGATTATACTGGCGTAACCGAAAGACATGCATATCGTCGATCATATGATGATCGAGCAGATTTTACTTTTTACGTTGGGCATGATTATTCAGTAATTAATTTTTTTGAGGGTTGGATATCATATATTTCGGATGAGCAAGTTGCAGGAAATTTTAAATCCGCAGCATATAACTATAGAATGAGATTTCCAAAAGATTATCAAACGGATTCTCTTTACATTACAAAATTTGAAAGATCGGTTGGAAGTGTAGAAAGTTCATCAACATTAAGATATCAATTTTTTAAAGCTTTTCCAATAAGCATTAATTCAATGCCAGTTTCTTATGATTCTTCCACTTTACTTAAATGCACAGTATCTTTTGCTTACACCAAATATTTGATCGAAAATAATTATGCTTACTCTGAAAACGAAGTTACTGCTGGGTTGAACGATTTGCCAGGAAGTATTACTTCGACTGCTCCAATCGCATAATAAATACTCACATACATCATAATACATCATGCCTTTACCTAAGATTTCTACGCCAACGTATGAGTTGGATTTGCCTTCAACTGGAGAAACAATTCAATACAGACCATTTTTAGTCAGAGAAGAAAAACTTCTTGTTCTCGCACTGGAATCAGAGAACATGAAAGAAATTTCGAC